AGGGAAATTGATCTAGAGAAAATTCGTATGACTGCTCTAGAGAAAATTTCACAAATGGAAGATCTAGATAGTAGACAACGAAGTTTAAAACTTATAGATATTATGATGGATCTATTAAAAGAAGAAATGAAAGGAGAAAATAATGCCAATAGGGAATAAAGCATATCCTGTTGATAAAGGTATTACTGATGGTAAACCTATGCATGTACCAAATAAAGATGGTGGATTGTATGGAGATTCTACTAAAATGTCACAAGCTGACTTTGGAAGTAAACCTAAACAAGGTGTGTTAAATCAACGTGAAGATTCTTCTTGGAAGTATCCTTCACCAACTAAAGGAAAAAGATAATGTGGACTAAACCTAATATAAAAGAAATATCTGTTGGATTAGAAATTAATTGCTACGCTTGTGCAGAAATCTGATTAAATGGAAATATGGGATGAGGTCGTTGAAGAATTTAATGACGAACTCAATAAACTAAGAACAGGTGTTTGCGAAGGGCAATCAGATAATTTTGCTCATTACAGACAACTGGTTGGTCACATTTATGGAATTGAATGGGCTAGAAATAAACTAACAGATATTGTTAAGAAACGTATCTATTCAGATGAAGAGGAAGACTAATGCAACAGGTATCATTAGCTAAGACTATTAAGAATGATATGTGGATTACAGAAGAAGATCAAAGTGATCCAAATATTCTACCTGAACTTCCAGGTTTTCATGTACTCGTAAGACCTGTCTCAATTAAAGAAAAGACAAAAGGTGGTATACTATTACCTGATTCAACAAAGGAAGACATGTCCTATCTTACTACAGTAGGTCGTGTGGTAGCTCTAGGAGATTTAGCTTATCAAGATAAAGATAAATTTCCTAAAGGTGAATGGTGTAAAAAAGGTGATTATGTTTGTTATGGAAAACATTCAGGTCAAAAGATAAAATATAAGGGTATTCGTCTTATATTATTATTTGATGATCAAATTATTATGCGTGTGGAACATCCAAAAGATCTAGATCCAACCTTTAATTTACATGCAGGTAGTGCATAGGACTTGCACTAACTCAATTTTTGTAGTATAATATAAGGTATATACGTAAGTCGTATGTCTCGTAAACAACGAAAGGAAGAACTATGTCTGAAGAAGAAAAAAAAGAAGAATGGAATGAAGTCGTTCCAGAAGAAACAAAAAAAGAAAAAGTAGAATATGAGGTAGAAGGAGAACAAAAAGAAGAAGCTCCACCTCCAAAAGAAGAAGAAGTAATAGAAGAACCTCCTAAAAAAGAAGTACCTCCAGAGCTTGAAGGTATTGAAACTAAAGGAGCACAAAAGCGAATACGTCAATTAGTTAAACAACGTAAAGAACGTGATGAACAAATTGCTCAAATTATACAACAAAATGAACAGTTATCACAACAACTAAATCAGGTTCATCAACAATTTACAAGTGCTAGAGGAGTAAATTTAGATACTACTGAAAAACAATTATCTGATAAATTAGAGTTAGCACGTAATGCATATAAAGCTGCTCACGAAGAAGGTGATTCTCAAAAAGTTTTACAAGCTCAAGAAATACTTAATGATGCACAAACTGATTTAAAAGCAGTACAAGTACACAAACAACAGTTTCAACAACAGCAGCCACAACAAAACCAACAAGGTATAGGACAACAACAACCACAATATCAACCTCAACCTACACCTGATCCTAAAGCTCAAGACTGGGCATCTCAAAATGAGTGGTTTGGTTCTGATAGAGTAATGACTGCTGCTGCATTAGCAATAGATGCAGAATTAAAAGAAGAAGGATTTAGTCCTACAGATCCTGAATTTTATCAGGAAGTAGATAATAGGATAAAAGAAACATTTCCTCATAAGTTTTCAACAACCAACGAGGAAGTTCGTCAGCAGGAGAAAACGTCACCTCCTGCTCAAGTAGTAGCTGGAGCATCTCGCAGCTCTCCAGGTTCCAATAAAAAAGTTAAGCTATCTAAAGAAGATATTCGTTTAGCTAATAAATGGAATGTACCACTTGAAAAGTATGCAGAAGAAAAACTGAAAGCTGATAAAGCTGAAGGTGAGTATACAACAATTAATATGCAGCGTGGAGGATAAAGTTATGACACGAACAAATACACGTAGTTCTGAAGTTCGTGAGAACTTAGATAGAGAAACAACTGAATATACTTTTGAGGAGCAAGATGCTCTTCATATTCCTGAAGCAATTACAAATCGTTTCGCCAACGAAGGTATGACTCTTGGATGGTTAAGAATAACTCTTAAAGGTCAAGAAGATTATAAATATATAGGTAAGAAATTGCAAGAAGGATGGGAGTTTGTTTCAAAAGACGAAGTTCCTGAACTTGGATCAACATCTGTCGTTAGGGATGAAGGTAGATATGCTGGAGCAATCTGTCGTGGAGATATTGCGTTAGGAAAAATTCCTACTAGAATCTACAAAGCTAGAAGTGAACATTATAGAAAAAAATCTGATCAGTTAATGGATGCAGTTAATTCACAACTGATGAGAGGTAATAATTCTAGAATGCCCATTTCTAATACTAGTAAAACACAAACAATAAAAGGGCGAACACCTAGATTTCAGGAATAGTCCTTTAGAAAAGGAGACAAAACATGTCAACAACTAAGGCATTTCGTGGTTTTGTTCCTGCTCGCAAAAAAGATGGAGCTTATAATACTGGTTCCTTTACGCAGATTTTCTCACCTACTTCAGGTGGTGCTTGTAATAATAATATTTTTACTGGCGATCCTGTAGTTTTACCTGGTGCTAATCTTGCTACTATTCAACCACATGTGGCTGGTACGCTAAAACCCTCTGGGATTTTTGCTGGCTGTTCATATGTGTATAATGGAGAGCAAAAGTTTAGTAGGTATTGGGGTACAGGAACCTCTGCGAATGGATATTCAGATGTTAAGTTCTTTATCATAACTGATCCAAATCAGACATATTACATTCAATGTAGTCTGTCTTTGTCTGCAAACGAACTAATGGTTGTTAAAAACTATCCAGTAACTGTAAGTTCAACTGCAAGTTCTGGTGATACCACAACTGGTCAGTCAAGCTACTACATGTTAGCAGCGAGTGGAGCAGAAACTGAACAACAAGTCAGGGTCATAGGTAAGAAGCAAGATGATGGAGAAGCTGATTCAGATGCTTATCCTATTGTGGAAGTATGGCTAAACATGCATAGAGATCGCTACGTTACAGCGACTGCATCTTCAGCATAGAAAGGAAATAGAAAATGGCTATAAATAGATCAAGTATCGCCAAAGAACTCCTTCCTGGATTGAATGCAGTCTTTGGAACAGAGTATGGCGAAGTTAATGATGAGCACAAACCATTATTTGAAGTAGAAAATTCTGATCGAGCATTCGAGGAAGAAGTTCTATTTACAGGTTTTGGTACTGCTCCAGATAAAACAGAAGGTGCTGCTGTAAGTTATGATGATGCACAAGAATCATATACAGCTCGTTATGATAACGAAACAGTAGCTCTAGCTTTTGCAGTAACAGAGGAAGCTATGGAGGATAACCTCTATGATACTTTCGCTAAGTTACGTGCAAAAGGTCTTGCAAGAGCAATGGCAAACACCAAGCAAGTAAAAGCTGCTAAAGTCTTTAATAATGGCTTTACTGCTGGAGCTTCTGCTATTGGTGATGGTGTAGCATTCTTTAGTGCTTCTCACCCAACTATTGCTGATGGAACTCAAGACAATAGAGCAACTGCTGCAGCAATAGCTGAAGGTACTTTAGAAAGTGCAGTAATTCAAATACAGAAAACAAAAGATGATAGAGGTATCTTAATTGGTGCTTCTGCAGTATCTTTACATGTTCCTGTTGATTTACTATTTACAGCAGATCAATTATTAAATACTCCAGGTACACCTGGTAGTGCTAATAATGACATCAACGCTGTAAGACACTTGGGAGTATTTCCAGATGGCTTCTTCGTAAATAGACGTTTTACTGATACCAATGCTTGGTTCATTAAAACTGATGTACCTAATGGTACTAAGATGTTTACAAGAACACCTTTACAAACTAAAATGGAACCAGACTTCGATACTGGCAACCTAAGATTTAAAGCACGTGAAAGATATTCTTTTGGTGTTTCAGATTGGCGTGGCTGGTATGGAAATGCTGGTGCATAAACCATAAGTATATGAGAGAGGATAAGAAATTATTCTCTCTCTATACACTTTAAAGGAAGAAATATGGCAACAAATATTACATCAAAATTTTTAGCAGGTACTGGTGTTATTGTTACAACATCTAATACTTCTCGTATTATAGGTATTCATGCATATTCAACAGTTAATGGAACCTTTGCTATTGGTGATAGTGGTGGAGATAAAATAAAATTTCAAGTTCCTGCAAGTGGACAAGCAGATATTTATATAGGAGAAATGGGTATTAGGTGTGATGCAACAGTATGTTGTTCAGCTCCAGGTGCTAATGGTGGCGTAACTTTATTATTAGGATAATTACATGCCAGCTTATTCTTATCTTAAAGATGACATTATAAATACAATAGAGAATAATTCAACAGAGTTTTCAGATCATATTCCTTATATGATTGAAAAAGCTGAAAATCGTTTAATGAAAGAATTAGATGATTCAGGGCTTGATTATTATTCTTCATTTACATTTACAGCTTCAGATCCAGTAGTAAGTTTACCTGCTGGAGCATTAGTTATACGTAATGTAAATTTTAAAACAAGTGCTTCATCTAATATAACTCCTTTATTACAACGATCATACGAATATGCTATAGACTTTTGGGGATATGCAAGTGCATCTACTGGTACTCCCAGATACTATGCACGAAAAAATAATACATCAATTTATATAGTACCTACTCCTGCATCAACATTAACAGGAGAAATTCAATATACAAAACGACCATTAGCTTTATCAAGTGCTACAGGCACAAGTGCAACAACTTCTAATTACTTTAGTGAGTTTTGTTATAATGCTTTATTTAATGCATGTATGATAGAAGCTAATTATTTTATAAAAGATTTTAATACTATTCAAGTTTGGGAAGGTAAGTATAAAAATTCCATAGATGGATTACGTAATCAAGCTAGACGTACTAGACAGGATGATATGGAAAGTCCAGCTAGTCCTGCTGGTGGTCCTAATCCAGTTCTACAAGGAGCTAATTAATGTCTAATATTTTAAATATATTTAAAGATTTTAGTTGGGATAAAAAAGAAGATATAAAACAAATAGAAAAATTATTTAAACTGCCTACAACTAAGAAAAATAAGAATGTAAAAATTAAAAAACCTAGAGGTTGGGGTAAAGCTCGTTATGGCAGATAAAAAAAAATCTTTATGGAATAAATATAAAGAATCTCATGCATCTAAAGTTGTAGATCCTTTATTTAAATATTGGACTGCAACTGAACTTGCTGATATGATAATGAATGCTTATTCAGGTCTACCATTATTTAAAGAAGGTGGGCAAATAGAAAAGAAAATAAAAAGAAAAAAAACTAAGAAAAAACCTAGAGGTTGGGGAAAAGCTAGATATGGTAAATAGAGCTAGTATTAGACAACAAATAACTAAACCAAAAAATAAAAAGAAAAAAAAGAAAAGGAAAAAATAAAATGTTAGGACCACATACAATACTACAAAGACCTGCAAAACTTGAAGAGATAAATGGAAAACCAACTGGTCAAGGTTTTGGAGCTGCTCGTAAAGGACCTCAAGTTCATGGTGGTCCTATAGAAGCTGTAACAGATGAGACGTATTCTGAAGGAGAATCTTTTTCAACTAACTTAAATGAAGTGTCTAATATAGGAGTAAAGTAATGAAAAAAGAAGTTGCAAAATGGGGTTTTAATAAAATTAAAAAACTTTGGGATGGATTAAAATCTAATAAAGATAAAATTAATAAAGTTGAAAATAATATTAAACAGTTAAATAAACAAAAAACAAAAGATATAAAACATCATGGTTTTAGTAATGCTAATAAAAAATTAGATACTGCTAAAAATAGACTTAAAAAATTAAAAGCAGCAGATAGAGAAAGAATACAAAAATTAAGAAAAGGTGGCTTTGGTGCTATTGTTGGTATAGGTGGAACTGGTGCTGTAGTAAGTATCATAGATAAAATATTAAAAGATACTAAACCTTATACAATTAAACAAGGTGATACTCTTTCAGAAATTGCTAGAGATAATGGTACTACATTAAAAGCTATACAAGAAGCTAATCCTCAAATAAAAGATCTTAATAAGATAAGACCTGGACAACAAATTACAATGCCTAAAAAAGTTAAAGATAGAAAATCTGTTTATCAAGGTATGACTAAATCTGAAATGGCGAACATATCTAAAGATAGAGTTGTTGGTAGAAAATATGGTGGACAAATAGGAACACCTAGAGGAGTAGGAGCTGCATTACGTGGTTATGGTAAAGGGTATAAGTAGTGCCATTTAAATCAGATAAACAAAAAACTTATCTAGCTATTAATGAGCCAGAAGTTTATAAGAAATTTAAAAAGGAGGAAAATATGTATAAAGTAAAGAAAAGAGATAAAGGTGGTAAAGTAGATATAAGTAGATCAAGTAAAAAATCTGGAGGTAGGAAAGGAGCTCATAAAAAAACAGCTAAATATGGAGGAAAAGTAGATAATTCAGGGCAACATTTAGTTGCTAAACAATATGGAGGAAAAGTAAAATGAACGCAATAGTAGAAAGATTTAAAGAACCCTCATCTTATTCAGCAATAGCAGCAGTACTTGCTATGTGTGGAATAATTGTACCTCATCCTACATGGCAAATGGTATGCCTAATTGGCTGTGGAGCTGCAGGTGTATTAGGTTTTTGGATGAGTGAAAAGAAAAAATAGGAGTTAATTTATGTTAGCTGGTTTACCTATAGAAATGTTGACAATGCTTGGATCTAGTTTACTAGGTGGTGTTATGACCATCTGGGGTCAACGATCAAAAGATAAAGCTAATCAACAAAAAATGCTTCTTGCTAGAGGTAAATTTCAAATGGATGAAATTGGCAAAGCAAGAGAATATGATAATAAAGGATTTCAGTTTACACGAAGAATTATTGCACTAACTGCTGTATTCTTTATTATTGCTTTTCCAAAATTAGTTCCAGTATTTACAGATGTAAGTGTGGTTCTTACATGGACAGAATTTGAACCTGGCTTTTGGTTCTTAATAGATAAGAAAGAAGTGGTAATGGATAAAATATTTAATGGAGTTATTATTACACCTCTTGATACACATTTAATGTCAGCAATTATAGGATTATATTTTGGTGGGAGCTTAGTTAAAAAGTAAGGAATTATATTATGTCTTTATATGAAAATATAAATAAAAGAAAAGAAAAAGGAATTAGTAGACCTAAATCAAAAAGCACTATATCAGATAAAGCTTATTCAAATATGAAAGCTGGTTTTCCTAAACGAAGAGGTGGTGGAAAAATAATGTATGGTTATAAAAAAGGTGGTAAAATTTAATTTTTTATTATGGCAATAAAAAGAAAAAAAAGTAATATGAAAGGTATGACTATTAAAGGTGGTCATAAACGCCCTACTAAATCTGGTGCTGGACTTACTGCTAAAGGTGTAGCAAAATATAGAAAACAAAATCCTGGAAGTAAACTAAAAACTGCTGTTACAGAAAAAAAACCTATAGGTAAACGAGCAGCAAGAAGAAAAAGTTATTGTGCAAGATCTGCAGGACAAATGAAAAAGTTTCCTAAAGCAGCAAAGAATCCTAATTCAAGATTAAGACAAGCTCGTAAAAGATGGAGATGCTAAATGTATAAAAAACCTACAAAAAAGAAAACAGTATATGCTAATAAAGGTGGAGCAGTCCAGAATAAATTAAAAGAAATTAGTGGAGCTTTAAATAAAGCTTCTAAAATGCACGCTGCTCATTCTAAATATTTAGCAACCTTAATGAAAAAAATGAAATAATGGCTAGATCAGGTACATATAATTTTAATTTAGATATTGATGAAGTAATTCAAGAAGCTACTGAAATGATTGGTGGCGAAGAAACTCTTGGACATACACCTCAATCTGCTAGACGTTCAATTAATTTAATGTTGAATGACTGGCAGAATCGAGGTGTTTTATTATGGTCTACCTTTACAACTGCTGTAACTGTAGCATCAAGTACAACTACTTATGCACTAGCTGATTCAGTAACAGATGCATTAGAAGTTACTTATGCAGCAAATACTAGTAGTTCTGATTTAGCATTAGAAAGAATATCTTTTGAAGAATATAATGTTATTCCAAATAAATCACAAACAGGTAGACCTTCTCAATATAGTATTAAACGTAATGTAGATAATCCTACAATACATCTTTATCCTGTTCCAGATAATTCTACAGGTGTTTTAAAAGTAGAAGGTATTAGACAATTAGAAGATGTAAATAAATCTGCAGATCAAAATGCAGATGTACCAGTAAGATTTTTACCAGCTTTAACATGTGGTTTATCATATTATTTATCTATGAAAAGACCAGGTATTCCTGCAGATAGAATACAAATGTTAAAGATGAATTATGAAGAAAAACTAATGAGAGCAATGGAGGAAGATCGAGAAAGGGCAAGTATCTATTTTAAACCTAAAATAGGTTATGTCTAATGGCTTCCAATAAAAATGCTCTAGCTATGTGTGATACATGTGGTTTTGTATATGCACATAGAATAATGAAATTAAATAGTTATAATATGGTCACTTGTCCTGAATGTTGGGATGGTGCATATGATTTTAAAAATCATCCTCAGAATAAAGTACCAGACGTAAGAGATGATGTAACAATTAGAAATCCTCGACCTGATATTGGTGGCAGAAACCTTGAATGGCAGAATGTTGCTGTAAATTGGGAAGATGAAGATAAGTGGTGGCAAACAATATGACAGAACTTACAGGAAAACAAATATCACAGAGTTATAAGCAGCTATTAAAAGTAGCTGTAAGTACTAATACTGGAGTAACAAATGATTTAACACAAGTAGAAACTGGTGATGGTACGAATACAGCATTACAAATATCTACAAGTATTATAAATATTACAGGATCTTTTGGTGTAACAGAAAATGCTTCAGTATCTGGTGATCTTTTAGTAGGTAGTAAAGTATGTGCTTCAGCATTTTATGGTGATGGTTCTAATTTAACAAATGTTCCTGCATCAGGAGATGTATCTGTATCTACTTTACGTGTAACAAATAATGCTACAATAGCAGGAACTTTATCAGTAGGAGGAGCTGTAAATCTTTTAAGTACAGCAACAGTATCAGGAGCTGCAGGATTTTTAGGTACTGTTAGAGTTTCTGGAGCTACTTCACTTGAAGGTGCAGTAGTTATGAAAAGTACTTTAACTGTTGCAGACTATTCACATTTTAAAGATGATGTATCAGTAAGTGGTAATGTTCATATTGGTGGAACAACTACTATAGCTGGAGCAGCAAGTATAGGAGGAGCTTTATCAGTTGGTGGAGCTACTCATCTGGCATCAACATTAACAGTTACAGGAGCAACATCATTAGCTAGTACTTTAAGTGTAGGTGGAGCTGTTAATTTAGCTTCAACATTAACTGTTGCTGGCAAAGCAGAATTTGATGATGATGTATGTGTAAGTGGTAATACAATACTTGTTGGAAACTTAGCAGTTGGTGGAACAGCTACAGTTGCTGGTAATGCATCTGTAGGTGGAACACTATCTGTAGGAGGTGCTGTACATCTTGCAAGTACTTTAACTGTAGCAGGTGATACAACTTTAACAGGAACATTAGGTGTTGGAGGTGCTACTAATTTAGGAAGTACAGTTACAGTTGTAGGAGCAGGAACATTTAAAGATGATGTATCAGTTTCTGGAAATGTTAATATAGGAGGTACAACAACTATTGCAGGTGCTGCATCTATAGGTGGTGCTTTATCTGTAGGAGGTGCTGTACATTTAGCATCTACATTAACTGTAGCAGGAAATACAACATTAACAGGAACTCTTGGTGTAGGAGGTGCTGTAAATTTAGCTAGTACATTAACAGTAGCAAGTAACGTATCTATTGGAGGTACTTCAAATATAACAGGTAAAGCTGAATTTGAAGATGATGTATCTGTATCAGGTGGATTAGTCGTTGGTGGTACTGTAACAATAGCAGGAGCTAATGTTCAAGCAGCAAATGCTAAAGTTTGTGCAAGTGCTTTTTATGGAGATGGAGCTAATTTAACAAATGTACCTTCAGGAGCTATATCAGGAAATATATCAGTTAATAATGCTACAATAGGAGGTACTCTTTATGTTGGAGGTACTGCTACTATTGTAGGTAATACAACATTAACTGCTAATCTAGGAGTTGGTGGTACATTTACTGCTGTAGGAAAAGCTGAATTTGATAATGATGTATGTGTTTCTGGAAATACAGTATTAGTAGGTGATCTAGCAGTAGGAGGTACAGCCACAGTTGCAGGAAATGCTTCAGTAGGTGGTACTCTTAGTGTAGGAGGAGCTACACATCTAGCTTCAACCTTAACTGTTGCAGGTAATACTACAATGACAGGTACTCTTAAAGTTGGAGGAGCTGCTACATTTGCTAGTACTGCGACAATAGCTGGAGAAACTCATTTACAAGATGCAGTAAGTATGGCAAGTACTCTTGTTGTTGGAGGTAAAGCAGAGTTTGATGATGACGTATGTGTATCAGGTGATAGTGTTCTTGTAGGAAATCTTGCAGTTGGTGGTACAGCTACAATAGCAGGTAATGCATCTGTAGGAGGTACATTAAGTGTAGGAGGAGCAACACATCTTGCTTCTACTTTGACAGTTGCAGGAAATACAACACTAACTGGAACTCTTAAAGTAGGAGGTGCAGCAACTTTTGCATCTACTGTTACCATAGCAGGTAATACTACTATGACAGGTAATTTAGGTGTAGGTGGTACATTTACTGGTGTAGGAAAAGCAGAGTTTGATGATGATGTTTGTGTATCAGGTAACACAGTTCTTGTAGGTGATCTAGCTGTAGGTGGTACTGCAACAGTCGCTGGAGCTGCTTCAATAGGTGGAGCATTATCAGTAGGTGGAGCAGTACATTTAGCATCTACTCTTACTGTAGCTAGTAATGCAAGTATTGGTGGAACATTAAGTGTAGGTGGAGCTACACATTTAGCATCTACTTTAACTGTCGCTGGTAATACAACTATGACAGGTAATTTAGGTATAGGAGGTACATTAACTGCAGTTGGTAAAGCAGAGTTTGATGATGATGTCTGCGTAAGTGGTGATACAGTATTAGTAGGTAATTTAGCTGTAGGTGGTACTGCAACTGTAGCAGGTAATGCAAGTGTTGGAGGTACTTTATCTGTAGGAGGTGCTGTATATCTTGCTAGTACTTTAACAGTAGCTGGTAATACAACACTTACAGGAACATTAAAAGTAGGTGGTGCTACAACAATAACAGGTAATTCAGGATTCTTAGGTACTGTAAGAGTATCTGGTAATACAAGTTTAGAAGGACAATTACAATTAACAAAGAGTGCAGCAGCAGTTGTATGTGCAACAGCTATTAATGGTGTAACCTCTGTATCATTAGCTTTTGGTACTGCTCAAAACTTTAGTACATCTGTTACTGCAGCACACACATTAGCCCAACCTACTGGATGTAGAACAGGACAAACAGGTAGTATTTTCTTAGTACAACAAGGAGGAAGTGGTACTATGGCATATCATGCTGATTGGAAATTTATTGCAGGAACAGATCCAACCATGTCAACTTCTAATGGAGCTGTTGATAGATTAGATTATATAATAGTATCTGCTTCAAGTGATGGAGTAGGTGGAAATATTCAGGCAATATTATCGAAGGAGTATGGATAGTGGGTGTTTTTCAAAATCATTTAATGGCTGCTGCAGCAGCTTCAACAGCAACTGCTGCTGATTTTTATGAATATCAAATAGCTAATTCTATCAGATTTGATGGTTCAACCTCAGTACTAACTAAAACATGGGGTTCTGATGCAACTAATAATGATAAATGGGCTATATCTGTTTGGGTTAAAGGACATAAAACAGATGGAACATGGGAAATAATTGCATCTTGTGCACAAAGTGTGCTTATGGCTTTAGGAGTAGGAGCAAGATATGATTCAGATGCTCATGCAATAATGTATTATACAGGTAATGGTGGAAATAATGCACAAAGTTTAGCTAGAGGTAGAGATACTTCTGCTCCT